TGCAGTATCCCGAAGCAAACTTGCCAAAGCCCAAGAACATATGGATCAACAGGCAAGTTTGCTTCGGGATACTGCACAGGAGCACAGGCAGGCAAACGAGGAAGACGGACGTTCTTTAACGGAACTTGTTGACCTTCGATAAATATCGCACGGCCATCACGCGTCGTGCGCAAAGATTCTCCGTTCTGCCTGCGCCACAGTTGCTCCGTGGTGTAGTCCTGCATCTTCACGTATTTTCGATCAAGCCTCACGGTCCAGAGGTGTTCTCCGTCCACATCAAGATAGGCCTCATCATCCGTCCAAACGCGGTATAACTCCCTGTCCTTAAAGACCTCAGACTTTCCCAAAACCTTGACAGGGCATCCGTCAGGACCAAAGACAAAGTCTCCTGGCTGCAGGTTTGCCATCGTTTTAAAACCGCTTGTGGTAGGTATTTTCATATCCACCATTATAGCATGTCTTGGCGGCATGTTCACAATCAGGCGCTTCAACGTCCCATTGGCAATCCGGTCAAACGCATCCGCCATGATCCGGTGATGCTCACCAAGAATCGCGGCCGGCCAAACATACTTCACGAAATCTATAAAGTGCGTACGCGCCTTGTCCTGCGCCTCCAACATCTGCAAACGCAACTCCAGGCGCAACTTCTCAGCCTCTAACTCCGCCCCATGACCACCGCGCATATTATTCATGGCGCAAATAATATCACGCACCACGAAGCGTCAAGCAAGAATGAGGATCAAGGGTCAGGGACAAGGCGCAGAGACAAAAGTCATTTGCGTTTAAATTTTGCAAAAAATTTTGGGGAAATCGTTTATTTAAACAAGGGGGAGGGATCACGGATCGAGGCTCAAGGATCCTTAGTCGTTTACGATCCGGCGCTAATATTTTGTGCGAAATAGGGCTTAAGCTGCCGCCACGCCGAAGGGGGGGCCATTGTGCGGAGTGAGTGCTCGCGTACCGAGGGTAAACCCGAACTGCCCAAGGTACCCTGAGGGTAAGCGCTCACTGACCGAGGGTTAACCCTGAGCCGTGGTGCCTGGCTGGCGTGGTGCAACCACGGATCACGGATCACGGATCACGGATCACGGATCACGGATCACGGATTGTTTCACGTGAAACAATTGCCACGCACCACGGATTGTTTCACGTGAAACACTAACCACGGATCACGGATTGTTTCACGTGAAACACTAACCACTGACCACGGAGCACTCACCAGGTTACACGGGAAAATTAGCACGAAACACAAGCCACGGATCACGTGGCAAGTTTAGCAAAACAGTGTTTTTGCGGCATTTTCTGCTGCTGTTTCATCTTTTACTAGTGAATTTCACTGTTTTTATAGTGTGATACGGGGGTTTTCACTGTATTAATAAAAACAGTGCTTTTTGGCTATATTGTGGGTATTTGTGTGCTATTGTGTGCAGGTAGCCAACTCTTTAACACTATACAGCGAGAAATTATGAACAACGTAAATGTACATCTCACACTTAAATCATCCAATGCGAAAACAGGGGCAATACCCGTTAGTACTTCAAGTCGCGCGACTTGCCCCACGTCTTGCCCATTTCAATCGGCGGGATGTTACGCCGATAATTATGGTTTGAATTTTTTATGGAATCGCGTGTCTAACGGATCGGCGGGAACCGATTGGGCTACCTTTTGTAATACGATTTCTACGTTACCCGCCGATCAATTATGGCGGCATAACCAAGCGGGTGATTTACCTCAAGATGGGCAAGGGCGTATTGATGGGCATTTGATGGGTTATTTAGTCGCTGCCAATATTGGTAAACGCGGGTTTACTTACACTCATCACGACCCTGCGCTAAGTGAAAACGCCAAATATATTAAAGGCTCAAATGATTGGGGCTTTACAGTCAATTTGAGCGCGAACACACCCGCCCACGCCGATACACTTGCCGCCCTTGAGATTGCGCCCGTAGTGGTTGTCTTACCCTCAACGCAAACCACTAACACGACAACGCCTCAAGGGCGCTCAATTGTCATTTGCCCCGCTGCGATCCGCGAGGGCATCACTTGCGCGACTTGTCAGTTATGCGCCCGTGTGGATCGTAAGGTAATCGTGGGTTTTCCCGCGCACGGATCGGGCACTAAAAAAGCGGAACACGCCATAAATTTTTGGAGCAAGCAAAAATGAGCCACTATTTAAAAGAATTTCCCGACTATGACGCAACCCTGCCCACGCTAACTGGCTTTGTTGACAATTCATGGCATAACAATACTTGCCCGTCGCTGATCAATGATGAATTCGGCTTAATACTGTGGTGCGAGTACGCCGACGAAAACAAGCGCGAATGCGGAGGCGCGCGCTATGTTTTGCATTACCTTGATGATGACGACAATTATTTAACTTTTTTAGAATCAAACAATCTAGACGACATTAAAAAAGCTATCGAAGAGGCGACATTATGAAAAGTTATGGCGGAATTAACATGAATGAGTATCTTGAATCAATCAAAGCTGAGATTTTGGCTAACCCTACGTTAGCAGCGTGTACGTCAACAGAGGAGCTAGAAAACCATTGTGATGTTTACGAATTAGGCGATATAAAGAATCGTCATTTTGCAAGCCCTGCGATAGAGCAAGATTACGTTAACGCAGCGTTAAACAGAATTGATGAATGGCTTCAGGAGCGCACAGCATGAAAAAATTCGTATGTTATTGGGGCGCAGGGTATGGCGGCGAACACATTGTCAGTCACACGCTTGATTTTTTTCACGAAGACGTGGGGTATGAACCTGACGAAATTAAAGTAATTACCGCGCTCAAGGTTGGACAGTCTTGGCAGTCAGGCTATCCAAACGGCGACCATTTTGTGTTGAGGGTTGAATAATGACTATCACTATTTATGGCTATTGGCACGGCGATAATGCGCCCCTGACCGCGACCTGCAAGATAGGTTTAGACATCGGGGCAGATGATGACGAAATTTTCTTTTACTTTAGCCAGGGTGAACAAATCATTGGCAAACACGCAGATTTTACTGTTGAGGATTACGAATAATGAAAACGTTAACGATTGAAATTAAGTTTTACGAACCTGACGCGCTAGGCGAGGCTTTGCAAGAAATCATTGACTCAATAGGGTGTGGCGCAAACGGCGATAAAGTAACTATTAAACAAGAGTTACCTTACGTTTACGAATGGAGTATTAAATAATGAAAAAATATTCAGTAGTGATCGTTACTAAATATTATAAAACGATAGAAATCGAGGCAAAAGACGAAGATTTAGCTTTAGACATGGCGTGGGATTGGGCAGAAACTAACGACACGGTAAGCGGCGCACACGTTGAAGTTGAAATTTACGACCTAGAAGAGGTGACAGCATGATTATGTACATTGTTTGGGTTAACGGCGTGGCCGTCTATGAGGGTGACGAATTAGCACCCGCGCGTAAGATTTTTAATAAATGGCTTGCCAAAGGTTGTGAAGATGTCGCGCTTGAGAAGGTACCGTCATGACACACCTAGAAATTATTGAAATGGCCGCACTTCGTTTAGGCTGCGAGCGCGCGCTAGAACTGCTAGAAAACCCTGACGCGTCGCATTTTGATGCTGATAAGGTTATCGCTTTTTTAACCATCGTACTGGATAAATCAAAATGAAATACTTTATCTCTGATTCACAGTTTGATCGCACCGATTCTGACATGCCCGACAGTCAATTAATTTTCGACGCATTAAACGACGTGCGCGACGAATTGAACCCCGAAACGGTATGGGCTCATAAGGGCAATTATTCACTGTGCTTTTGGATCGACGACGAAAACCCGAATCAAGTATTTTGTAACGTGTTTATCCTGGCAAACCCCGACGATCCAAACGATTCCAACACGCTAGATTATTCTTATTATTTTGAAATTGAGGTGACAGAATGAAATACAAAAACGGCAAGCCAGTAGAGCACGGCGACATTGTGCACGTCAGGAACCGCGCTTATACCGTCTACAGCATCGGTGACACGGTTACCCTGCGAAGTATGGATGAGCGCGGGTACTTCCGTTCAGTCTTCCCGTGCGACATAGGAGCCTACCTCCCGCGCCTACACCCTGTCTTTCAGAACATTCTGGAGACTGTCGCAGCATGACAACCACCCCCAAAAACCCCGGACTGTTTAAGCTAATTTCGCGCCTGCTACTTTTTTGGTTAGTGCATGCCTTCATAAACAAGGACAAAAAACACAAGTAACCTCAAACCCCGCGAGTCGGGGTTTTTTATTACCCCGCGGTGGCCAGTAGCGCGCGCATCTCGGCCCAGTTTACCGCTCGGACAGGCCACTGGGCGAGGGGAGGCACCTTTACCCCGTCATTAAACAAAAAAAGCGCCTGGGCGCCCCTGTAGAGCTTGAGCATGGGTTTATCCCCAGAGGACTCGGGCGGGTAGTATTGAACCAAGATAAAAGTCGGGCACCCCATGCCCGCGTGTTTCACGTGAAACGAATATTGATGCGGGCTAAGGTTTATCTTTAGTCCCGTTTTCACTACTTTGAGTTCCATCATCAAAAAAATCGAAGGCGAATCCAAAGCGATCAACAGGTCCGGTATGCCGAGGTTCACCCGGTTCTCGATCCGCGTGATCTGGGCTCGCGGCAAATTTTCGCCTAACTTTTTGCAGAGCGCGGCTTCCGGTTTTATCGGCATCACTTACCTCGTTGTCTATCGGGTTCACCTCGGCATCACTTCCCTCGTCTATCGAACCATCCTCTTCAAGCAAAGTATCCTCATCAATCTGATTCACCTCAATATCCAACACCCCGCCGGGCGAGCTCCCGTACAACTGCTTGATTTCCTGCAGCTTACGCATGACCTCTTCTTTACTCATGCTATCAATCGTGCCGTGCCGGATCTCTTTTCGATCAATGTAGATGGTGCCCAAGGCCTGGCCACGCCGATATTCCGCGGCCACCGCGGCGCCGTAATTGCCCGCTTCGAGCGCGCGATCTCTAATCATCTGCATGTCGCGCATGTGCCGCTCGAACGTCGTGCCGTATTTCTCGGCCAACTCACGCCTAAACTCCTGGATGGCCGCCACAACATGGGGATGCGTCTCTGGATTGGTCAACGATCTGGCCATCACGCCTGCCGATGTATCACTATACCCCGCGCGCCGCGCCGCTTCTTTCAGTGTCACCTGGCCTTCGCCGGACACCAACTCATGGACAAATTTCCATTCACGCTCCGAGAGCGCTTTAAATCGACCCCCCTTGGGCTTGGGTACGGGTTCACTCAAACGCAGCGCCACGGACTTCTTAAGCAGCGTGGGGGGTTTTTGCAGCGACCGCGCGGCCTTGCGTCGCGCGTTGCGCAGTTCCTTTGTCAACGTCATTGTTTATACCCTCCTAACAATCCAAATCCAGTCCTCTTCACCTTGGCGAACAGTAAACCGGCGTGTGGGATAGCGCTTATAAAAGGACTTTAGCGCATTCCTGACCCCCTGCGCTTCCTTCTCCAATTCAACCACGAAATAATCTCCGCGGATCATGGCTTTGAACGGGTAACGGATTCGGCCACTGGTAGAACTGCGGCGCATAAAATGCTCCCTTTGGGTGATCCCAACCAACCCCACGACTTCGTCTCTTGCAGGCATTTCAACCCTCCTTTTAAGTACCCACAAGAATACCATAAACACCGTCATCAAGTATTTTCAGGCATTTCAATTCTTCAATTATATATACGGGTACTTCCCACGAAAAAAAAAAAAAAAAGTAAAAAATGAGACCGCGCGCGCACCCCGTAAAAACATCACCCCTCACCCTTAAATAATACTTTATGTAATAAAAGAACCGCATAAACACTAGCTCTTCACGTCATTACACCATTACGGTTACTTTTTGTTCAAAAAAAAAATTTCATTTTTTTCTCTGGGGAGTACCCTTATATATATACTGCTTAACGTAATAATCCTGCTCCCCAAAATTTCAACGTAATAATTTTGCCAAACCCCGAGCCGCGGTCCGTGACCCTTTATCCGTGCGGCTCTCCACGCCCTCCGCCCTATTTTTGCCCGATTTCCCCCCTATTTCTTGCCCGTGCCCCAACTCTTCTTTTTGTGTTACATTGTGTGTATACTATGTAACCTTTCAAGGCTTGATTTTGCCACTGTTTTTGTCTTGGTTCCCCCCTAATTCTCTTAAGGAGAGCGTTATGCTTGACCACATTTTTCACCACAATTTTGACCACACTTTTAAGCTCACGTTGAGCACCCCCGAGGATGATGAGCAGCCCTGTTTAGTGGGCGTTGATATTATTGAACTGGTGCGTCCTGAGGCGGAGGACTGTGGTGTCTTGGACTACCGTTACGAGCTGTTTGACCATCAAGGGTGCGCGCGTGCGGACTGGGAGAAGTACGTGACGCCGAACTTCCTGTCTTGTTTGCGCGCGAACCTTGATGAAGTTCTGCAGGAGTATTGAGCATGAGTGCTTCTTCTGTAAAGTTCCTGTCCATCTGTTCTGGCATCGAGGCGGCCAGCGTGGCGTGGGCACCTCTTGGTTGGGAGGCGGTGGCATTTTCCGAGATTGAGCCGTTCCCAAGTGCTGTTTTGGCGCATCATTATCCTGACGTGCCTAATTTGGGGGACATGACGAAGTTTAGAGAATGGCCTGACTTAGGGGAGATTGACGTGGTTTGCGGTGGCACACCTTGTCAAAGCTGGTCTGTTGCAGGAAAACGCGAAGGGGTTAGTGACCCTAGGGGACAACTTACCTTTTCTTTTTTGAAAATTGCAGAGGTAACAAGGCCGCGATTTATTGTGTGGGAAAACGTGCCAGGTATTTTGTCCGCAGACAAAGGAAAGTCCTTTTGCGAGTTTTTGGATGAACTAATTGCTTTGGGGTATGCAGTAAACTGTGATATATTGGACGCACAGTTCTTTGGACTTGCCCAAAGAAGAAAAAGGGTTTATGTATTATGTCAACACGCCAGTTTTTTAATGAAGTCGAAAAGCAATACATCCTTGACAACTGGGGCAATTGCAGTGCTAGGGATATTGCAGAACATCTTGACAGGTCTGTCAATGGTGTCCGCAAAGTCGCAAAAAGGCTTGGATGCAGGATGCAGAAGTGTGAGCGTTGGACTCCAGCGCAAGATGCAGTGCTTTACGGTGCAGTCGGACGAACTATTGCAGATGTGGCTTCAGAACTTAGCAGAAGCGTTTCTGAATGCAGCAACCGAGCGCGAACATTGGGGATTAAGTCATGGGCTTGGCACAAAAACGGAAGTAAATTTAAGTCACGACGTGGATATACAGTTATCGGTTTTTCAAGAAAAGAAGGTAAGGCGTTCCCTGTTTTTGAGCACACAGCAGTTATGGAAAAGCGAATTGGACGATCTCTTCGGAATCCTGAAGTCGTTCACCACATTAACGGAGTTAAAACAGATAACCGACCAGAAAATCTGTATTTATGCAGAGATGCTTCACACCATAGGCTGGTTCATCTCTCAATCGAGGGATGCCTGTCCGCACTTATTGAAGCTGGAATCATTGTGTTTAACGCTGACAAAGGAGTTTACGAATTATGCAAGACAAGCGGATGAGCCGATTTTTCGAGGAGAACGGGTTTTTGGATTTTGGGATGATTTCAGAAGCAAAACCAGAGAAACAGAAGTTGTTATCGCAAGTGTTAGAGACGGGTTCAATCCCTCCAAGATTCTTCTTAAGCGAGAAGGCTTGCGAGGGGATCTTGCGCCGAGCCCAGAACCATCAGATAAGCAATCCGATATTGAAACATCTTGCGGGCAAGTAGCCCCTACTTTGACGAACCGCGACCTCAAGGGTCCTAGTTGTGGGAGAGATGGTTTTGTTGGGATTTTAATTAACACTGAAAGAGGTGTTCGTAAAGCAACCGTAGTTGAGTACGAGCGCCTGATGGGTTTCCCCGACAACTACACCAACATCCCGTGGCGCGGCAAGCCTACCTCGCCTGATGGTCCGAGGTACAAGGCGCTTGGTAACTCATGGGCGGTACCGAACGTGCGTTGGATAGGCGCGCGTATTGACAACTATTTGAAAACATTGAATGGAGAAGTGAAATGAGCAAAGTATCCGCCCCCGCCTCCGCTTTGAAGGCTCACTTTATGACCTTGCGTGTGACGGAGGATTTTCGTGAAGAGCTAGCCTTACGCGCAGATGAGTCGTGTCGCAGCATGAGTTCTCAGGCGTTGTACTATATG